CCATTGTTTATTTTTTATTCTTGAACATTATTTTTAGGGGTAAAGGGTTGTTGATTTACACTTTGTGGTGATCCTATAGGAGTTAAATCTAACCCACCTGCATCGAAGTATGGGTTTTGGGGAGTATATGTGTGTAAAGTTTGAGTAATTACTCCTCCTCCTTGACCTTTCATACCTGCGATATTTCCAACTCCTAACCCACCAGCACGTGTTACTGTATATTGCCCTGAATTAAATCCCTTTTTAGATTGGTTTACTATTCTATTAGGGCCTCCTGAAGCTCCTTGTTTTACTCCAGCTTCATCTGAAGCTATATCTAATGCCGTAACTTTAAGTGAGCCTAAATCAACAACTTCCCCCCCAGGTTCTACTTCTACTAAATCTGATTTATTTGCCTCACCTGGAATTATGTATCCTTGCCCATCTTGAGGGGTATATTGAGGAGTAAATCCTTCTTTACCACCACCACTTATCCCAACAACTGCAGGATTATTATTTTCAATATCTAAATTTTTAGGACCATCAAAGCCATTCTTCCATAACCCCGACCCATCTTCACCTAAATCAGCTTGTTCATATTGGTTAGCCTCAGGACCCCATTGTTGGGTAAATCCGAATTCCTGCTTACCTGTTTTAGGGAAAAATGTTGTTGGGTTTGTTTCAATGTCTAAAAGAGAATAATCAAAACTAGATGATAAGGTCACCCCATTAGCTTTTATGGTGCTTGCTAAAAAGTTTTGAGTTATAAAAGGCATAATTTTTATTTAGTTATAAATATTGAGTTTAATAAGATACTACGCGTCCCTTAATGTCTTGGTTAGCATTTTTTACTTCAAATATTGATGGATCTATAGATGGGTAAAGAACACCATCTATTGTAGCACCTTCAATGTCATAACCATATTCGGAATATCCATTGGCTACACCACTAAGATTGTTAAAATATAAATTTTTAACAGTTTGTACACCTTCTATTTGATCTAGAATAATATAAATGTCTCTAAATATAATTGGTTGGTTAATTTGCCATCTGTTAATGTTAAAAAACGCAGTGACGGCACTTATACACTGTAGTATCACTTCATTACTATTATAATTAGGTAACACGATAATTTCAAAATTTACACCAATGTTAATTATATATCCATTTTTAATTGTAACCGTATCATTAATCATGCGATTCTGAGATAGATAGGTTTTAAGATTATTTTTAAGTGCTTCTGATGGGGTTTGAAGATTTTTAAATCTATCATAAGATAAACAATATAAATCAAGTGCTGCTATTTTTTCTTCTGAAGTTGTATCATTAGCTAATTTAGGTGTTGCAAAGACTTTTGCAATTGACCCATATTGTGAAGGTAAACTTAAAGCTCTAACTAAATAATCATCTTGTGTTACTGTTCTTGCTTGAGAATTAAATTGAGCCATTGCGTTTTGTCTAATTTCTTCTGTAGAATCTCCATCTCCTCCACCACTTGCGGCTATTGGATTATTAATTTGGATTGAGTCAAAAACATATTGAGCCGTAACTGCATTTAAGTTAGGGTTGACAAATGAAAATGCTTCGGATTGTAATTGGTTAATTACATTAGATTGAATATTAGCTCCAACACCCCCGCCTGTTAAATATCTAACAGTTAAAGTTGTATTTGAGGGAGATACACCATAACTATCTGTAAAGATAAAGTTAGATGGTGAGAAAGAAGTTGTTAATTTATTTTGTTCAAATGGTAAACCTAAACCTACATTATCAGGGTTAGGTACAATTGCTTCATCATTATTAGCAACAACTCCAGAACCAAATTGTAACTGTAGAGTTGTAGGACTTAAAAAACGTGTTGCAAATCTTCTATCTGCTTGTTTTAATCTAAGTAAATATGGTGCGTCTGTTGAATCATCTGAAAAATTTGGATCATTTGTATTAGTATTTCTAATAGGGTCAAACACAACATCTTGTGCTAAATAGTCTACTTCATACCAAACATTCCCATCAGAATCTATACAATCTAAAATACCAACAATATTACTATCATTAATTTCTATAGTTTGGAACTGTTGTGGTGAGCCAAATGTAAAATCTTTAGATGTTGTTGTTGCAGATACCCCACTTCTAGTTTTCTTTAAAAGAAAATATTCTGGTGTATTTCCGCTAACACTATAAACTGTAACATCCGTGGGATCTGATGAACTAGAGAAACTAAAATCTACATCAGTATTTATTAAAAATGAGGAAATTGTTTGTAATTCTGAACCTACTTGAGCACCTGCTGGTAATTGAACAGCATATGAAAAATCTGGAATATATACTGATCCACTTAATATAGATGGTACTTGTTGATAAAATTCAATATCTACAGAAGCAACATTAGTTACTTTAGGTTTGTAACCCATCATATAAGCTAAATTATACAAGTTATTCTCTTGACGAGCAAATTGCATAAAATTTTCCTGGATTTGGTTATCTAAATAAAATGAAAGAACATCACCTACATATGCCGCCATCTCCATAAACATCATACCAGGTGATGATGGGGTAAAATCTGTGTAAGTATTAGGGTAATAAGTTCTAGCATACTCAACCAATTGTTGGTTTAGTGTAGAAAAGTCTTTATTTAAATATTTTATATTTCTAGTTTCCATTTATTCAAATGTTAAATTTAGTTCATCTGTTATTCCAAATGATTTTATACTATATGATATAGTTACAGTAATAGCATTAAGATCTTCACTTCCTAGTATGTTAATTCCATCTAGGTTTATATTTGGAAAATTTTGACTTATTTCAAAGGATATTTTTTCTTTTAAAAGATCATAGTCAGATTCAGTAGCTGCTTGAAATATGTCAGCTCTTAAATTAGCACCAAAGTTTGGTCTAAAGGGACGTTCTCCTTTATTTGTTAAGAAGAAATTTATTAGATTTGATTTAGTTTGATCTTTAGTAGTATAGTTTTGAGAAAATACAGCATCCCCACCACCGTTAAATGGTAAACCAACACCTAATGCTTGATTCTTATTAAGATCAGCTGGGAATCTATTTGCTATCCTTTGAGCCATTATTTAGTATTTAAAAGACCCATTATTTGATCCATTCCTAGTTCTCCTGGAGGTAAAGTACCATTTGCCGGGTCTACAGGTCCTTGAGCCATGAATTTTCCGGGTGAACTTGTTGTATGTGTTTGACCCCCACCCATCATTTCAGCCATTATATTTTTATATTCTTCTTTGGCATTAGTTGTAGGTTGGGATGAAAGTTGTGGGGTGGGCATCGAAACATTTTCTGATACCACGGTTTTAGGAGAGCGAACTGCTTCTAAAAGAATATCTTTTAATTCTTCTTGAATAGCTTCTTTAACTGCTTCCTTTATCATTTTTTTTAATTCCGTAGATTTCATTGTATTTTTGATTATAAATATTAATTTTTTAATTTATTTTAAAGTGGTCCTGTTTGACTTGCAAATTTCCACACATATAATGTTTGGTCCCATTTAAATGAGGTAAGGAATTCGGCAGTATTTTCTTTACTTTTAAGTGTTATTAATTCACCATCTATATTTCCTTTTCTACCAATGGGGGTAAAAGAAGGGGTTGTTACCTTCCATTCTTTGGTTGGGTAATTACTCCACTTATAGTATTTATTATTATGGTTTTCATTTATTATTCTAACTTCCCCACTTACAGTACCAGGACCACCGAATGGTTCGTAATTTGGTGAATCTACTACATCTGGTAAAGTAGGTAAAATGCCTGAGTTTGATACCAAAGAATCAGTAGGTGCACCACCTAAAAATTCCAAATTAGCAGGTTTATACCTACTTTTAGCATCATCTTGTAATTTTTTAAGTTTAACTAATTGTGATTTAGCATTTTTATCTGTTGAGTTTAATGCTAATACTGCTCTATATCCTTCTACTGCTCTGTTATATAAAAAATTTAAATTAGTAAAATTTCCAAATACTATAGCAAGGCTTGCAATATCATCCTCTATATATTTTATATATGATTCATAGTATCTATCAGCCTTAGCTTTAGTTTCTATCATAGTTAATGATTCTATTTTTGATTCTCTTGCTAATCTAGATAATTCTAATGAACCCAACTGATCAATTTCAAATTTAATAGTATTTATTAATACTTCGGTAGATGAAGAAAATGAAAATGGAGTAACAATTCGTACACCCCCATCATTAGTACCAATGGCTCTACGACTAGGAAATGAAAACTGATTTCCAGCATCATTATCTAATATAATTGTAAATCCTTTATAAACTATAGGATTGTTTGAATTAGGACTTAATCTACTTTCTAAGGTTTCATTAACATCAGTGTTCCCACCCCCATTACCCCCATTAGGATTACCACCACCATCATCATTATTTCCAGGATTATTACTTCCACCTGTAGTATCAGGAGATGATAAGTCTATACCTAAACTTTGAAAAAATTCTTCTTTTTCTAAATCTGTCATCCCTTCGGTTTCAGCTTCTAAACACCCTGCAAGTAACCCATCTAATGTTGATAACTTTGTATTAACCGTTGATAATGTACCTGTTATAATTTGTAGGGATGGAGAAATTTGTGAAGTTACACCACCAAACTCTTTAAGTAAAACACCTAAAGTATCTAAAGTGTCAGAAAACCCATTAATAACATTAAGTGGGATACCTATACCTGGGGGTACTGATGATGGGATTGGTAATGCTTTAAGTATACCTACTCCAATTTTTACACCTGTTACTATACCATCTATAGTACTACCTGTACTACTTAAAGATGTTAATGATGTTTCAATTTGAGTTGTAGCTTGTGATAATTGGTTTTTTTGTTGAAGGATTTTATCTAACTCTGCTTTAGGGGGACACGTACCCTCAAACTTAGCTATAATAGGATCTATTGCTAGTTCAAATTTTACAGCTGATTTAACTGCGTTTTTTACTAAAAGTGCTACTATACCTCCAAAACCAGCCATTATATTGTTTTATTTTGTTTAGAAAGTAAACTGTTTAATTGTCCTTTATAACTACTTAGTAATGTTTGAGATTTAACAGCTTGAGCATTTAGGGGGGCAAAAGGTGCACCTGGTGGTAGGGATATTAGAGCACTTAATTGAGTATTAACTGCAATCATTTCATCTAACATTTTACCCATAAGGTCTATTGTTTTATTTCCCAACATTAAAGCTTCAGTAGCATCTTTATTACCTAATAATATAGAACTCGCGTCTACTATGTGTTCTTCAGTGTCTATATTCACGCTGTCTACAGCATTCATGTTAATCGATGTAGCTGAAGAAAGCATGATATGATCCGTTTTACTATTAAGTAAAATACGATCTGAATTTGCTATAACTTGTGTACCTGTATATTGGTCAGGTGTTTCTGGTGGAGTAGCATATGAATTATAATTAGAACTTGCTACTTCTATTGGTATTTGTTGTGTAGAAGTCATCCAAATTGATGATAAGTCTTTATTTATATCTTCTACTACTGGAACCCAACCATCTGGGTTGTTATCTGGGTCTTCACCATTGCGTAAAATAGTAATTGGATCACCATTTGCCCCAATTTCAGACCAATCATTCGTTGAACCTGATACTGTTGAACCAAATCTAATACTATTACCCCATCTACCTTCATGTATTATATCACCTTCAAAAGGTAATAATGGGTTTATGTTTGATCTTTCTACAAATGTAGAACCTAAATTTATTTCAGTACTACCATCTTCAATTCTTCTAACATTACCGGCTGATGTTTGGGTATAATCTGCTTTTTGATTTTCTTCTAATGTTAACCCATTAGGTAAAGCATTATGATGTTGGCTATTCCAAACATTTACAGTATTTAAATAATAATTATTTCCACTACTTCCCCCTAACTGACTATCTGGGTCTGGTAATGGGAAAATAAATACTATTTCATTTATAAGAGGTAACTGTTTAATATTAGATTGTGCGGGTTTTGCTTTATTTTCTGATGTTTGATTCCCAAAAACTGGGGCATCGACTGAAATATAAAATATGGTACCTAAACCATTCCAACCTCCAACTTCATCAAATTTCGGGTGGGTATCATTTAAAACTATGTCTACAACCCTAACAGGAATTAAAGTAGTACCACCACCACCTCCACCACCACCCATTCCGGGGTTTAGGATATCATCCCCTAAAGCTGAAAGGCCATATCTATCTTGCATTATTTTTTATTTTTGTCAGCTATTTTATTTATTTCGGATAAGAGTTGATCTTTTTCATCTTGAGAGATTCCGAAAGAATCATCACCACTAGCTTCGGCTTGTAGAGCACGTTGAACTATTGTAGTCATTCTAATAAGTAAATCATCATTTTTAACCCCAATATCCATATACTCTTTAATAAGAGGGACTATTAAGGTTGCATCTCCTATATCGGAGATAAGTGGTTTCAATTCAGAAATTAAGGCACCAATTTGGCCTTCTTTTTTCTTTTGATTATTATAAATTTCTTCTAAAAGATCCGAAAATTTTTTCTTACCAAATACTACTTTATCTAATTGTGACATAATACATACGTTTCAGTTTATTATAAATATTAAAACTAAAAATTTGTATATCCATTCTCTAAATAAAATATATAATTTCCTCTAAAAATGCCATATAGTTTATCTGCAATTTTGGTAATTTTGGGAGTTTTCACGTTTACTTGTTCTCTAATGAAGATATAAAGTGCTTTTTTATTAAATATTTCTATACTTGCCCTTTTACGAAATAATTCTAGTATGGCGTCTGCTATTTTAGCGTCCATTTCTTTAGGGAATATTTCAAATATATTTTCGGTAACATACTCCACATATTCTTCAATAAAATCTGATAGTGGATCTTTAACATCATCTGATGATGGGGTGTAAGAATGTTTTGGGTCTTCTAATAAACTCTCGTATGGTGACTTTTCAACCCTTTTTTTATAATTCTTCTGATTTGATAAAATTAAATAACGTTTTACAATAGTTCCAAAATAGGAATATGCTTTAGCCCCCCTGGATGGGTCAAATAAATGAATTTTAGATAATAAGAAAGTAATTACTTCATGTTGCAGATGTTCAATATCATCTACTTCAGTGTAATAAAACTTAAAAGTATGAATTATATTCTCTGTAAGTTTAAAGAAAGGATAATGTATTTCCCTTTCATAGATTTTTGAACGTACTTCAGAATCTTCTTCACCATTATATCTTACAATCGCATCCTCAGTTTCTTGAGTAAAGTAGTTTTTTGACTTGGGTCTTCTCTTTCTTATAACTGAATCCATTATACACCTTTAATTCTAAACTCATTTAAAATCATTTGAAGTTTTTGAATTTCTTTAAAGAACCATCCAATTTCATCATCAGATGAAAATAGTCCTTTTTCATCAATTACTTTCAAACGCTTATCTGATTCTTCAATGGCAGTTGTTAATTTATTTAGATATCTCATATATTCTACTAAAATATCTTCTTGTTTTTCATTCTTACGCATTAAGTTAAAAGTCGTAAACCCGAGGAGTACGACTATAACTGCTAATACTATTATTATTCCAATTTCTATCATAATTTATCAAATATATTTTTTAACCCTTCACTTTTTATTGACCCTAAGGCCTTATTTTTAGTGTTAGATATGTGTTGTTTTTTATTATTTGACGCCAATGTAAAATTAGATTTCTGGGAATCCAAATTATTGTTTAGTTTAGGTAACCATTCAACTTCAAACTCAATTCTAGCAGCCATCATATCGGCCTGGTGTAGAATATAAGGTAATGAAGTACGTGGTTTCTGTTCTGGCATATATGTTTTTAAGTATTTAACATTAGCATCATCATATAAACCGTCATGAGTTTGGATTGCTACCATTTCATTAAAAGTATACGTAATACCATGAGATTGTAACATAAATAATCCACGATCAGGAACCGAAGCAAATGGTACTTTCTTATTAAACATATAATCTTCACCTAACTTATCTCTTCTCCATTTATCAGTCTGAGGTATGTATGATTCTTCATCTTCAGAACCCATTTTACCTAAATCATGATTAATAGCAGAAAAAACTAATTCTTCAGTAGTAAAGGTGGTCATATCACAACCAAATCCTTCCCAAATCCCGGACATAGATAAAGCACCTCTTACAACACGATTAACATGGTCAACATAACCACCCGGAAAGGCAGAATGATATTCTTTTTTATGAGCAGCAGGCATGAGCATAATTCTCTCTTGATACTTTTCATAAAATTCAACTAATTTCTCCTTACGAGGTGATGTGATATGAGTATCAATATTACTCATAAATTCTATCCAATTTGATTGGATTTTTTCTGCTGTTAGATTCATAACTTTTATTTTTTATTATTTATTATAATTTGTTTTGTTTATCTCTCCGGAGGAACGTTCCTCACGTTCAATATAGGATTGAATTTCACTTAAAATTTCCTTAGATTCTTCAATTACTTGAAGGAAATCCCTAACAGGCTGTTGACGGTTAACAGCGGTTTCTAATTGTTTTAATTTGGCATCCAATGTTACTGTCATGTCCAAAACTACACTACGATATCTCATATTTTTATTATTTAGACACTAATATACGAACATTTTCCCCGGCATCCAACCTATCTTATTATATTCTATCTATCTTATTTTCCCTTTTCCCCTCATTCCCCATTTTCTAAACCTGTGATTTTAAGTTACGGGAGGGATATCTGATATCCAAGTTTAAATTAGGAAAAACTGAATTGCTTTTTCTATTTGGTGGAGGTGGGCACATTTTTCATACTCTTCTAATTCCTGGAAGAAATGAATTGATAATTTGAAGGATGTGTGAAGTTCTTGGGATGAGTAATTTTTAAGAATTTCAAAACTTTCCATGTCTTTTAGATTAAAATCTGCGATGTACTCCCATGCTCTAACGTATACAATGTATTCACTTGCATTTTTCACGTCGTCTATGTCAAAATCTTCATCTGCGCGTTTAACCAAAGAAATTAAACTATCATTAAATTCTAAATGATTAAATATCATTTTTTGAAACATACCCAATTTAAAAGCAGGAGAATCCTGGACTTTTATTAATTGTTCTACCATTTTAGGTGAGGTTTTCCCTTCACCAATTTGAGAAAATAAATTAAATATTTTTTCAGGATCAATCATTTTTTTTACTCCCCACTAATTGAAGGTATGCTTGCTCAGCTGCCTTCCCCTTATCAATTGATGGGTTAGATTCTATTATAGATGATGTAATTTGTTGCCATTCTTCGAATTTCCCTAGAGAATGTGCTTCTTGTCCTGCTTCTTCATATAACTTATAATCATGTTCCATCATATTAATTTTATAGGGATCCCGGTTTTATGTGTTAATAAATATTAATACTCAGATTGAAGATCACCATCGGTTAC